TAAGAAGCTCAGTACCAACAAAAGACAAGACAGAGCCGTCACGCAAGTCAACTGTAATACCACCTCCGTGAAGCGGTGTGTTATTTTCGCCAAGCGTAATGACGCAGTATCTTCGCTCAGCTTCTTTCGCAAAAACACTAAAACTGTTAATTGTTTCTGGTATAGCGTTAGAACGAAATCCATGAATACCGTTTGTGTTTGTCTCTGTTATTTTATTGGCAGTATTGTTTCCGTCTGGAGCAACTCCCGTAGAAGTTGAAACAGAAATATTAAACTTAGTCCAAGCCGCATTGCTCAAATCCTCAGAATACGTCAGCAGATTATGCGGTGCCCACTTGATTGCTGGAACTTCGCGGACTGAGACGTTGTCGATAGAGCCAGTAAAACCCAATCCCGTACCTATAAACATAAGAGAACTAGTAGTTACTGCGGTTATAGTTTGCGAAAATGTGCCGACAGTTGGCCTTGCTTGTCCAGTTAGTCCACCAAATACAAAACGTATATTTTGGTCTGTTACAGAGGTTACCTCATAAACTATCTCATACGTCTTTCCAACCACGGGAATAACAGCAGTTTGACTTAACATATTGTAAAATGTTGACACTGCAAAGTGTGCCTGTCCGCCGCTTATAGTGACCCCTGTATTTTTAGTCCAGTCCGAATCTGACGTAAAGCCACCATTCGTAACCAGTTCAGGCCCATAACCATCGGTCATTGTCGCATTGCCAGCACGGCTGTGTGTGATCAGTTCTGCAAAGGTATCTACATCTTTGCCAGCGGCATACCCCTCTACACCTTTATTGAGACTGCCATTAAAATCGGCAACAAGCTCAGGAGTAACGTTATTAGTTCTATATGTAGATAGAAAACTTCCTACAGCATCTCGTAATACCGTAGCAATTCTGGGAGGTGTCGTACCTAAACCGAACATATTATACTAGTAAAGCGTGAATGCCTGTGGCCGAAGTGCCAGTAGCTCTTACTTGTCTAACGGAGCAAATTAAGTAAAAATTATCTGGTACTGTTACGGTACGAACAGTTGATCCGTTTCTCGGTAAAAAAGAAACAGCGCCGCCTACAGTGATATATAGACCTACAGCTAAGTCATCGGCATCAACACCTACGTTACTTGTAGAGTCATGAGGAACTACGGGTTGCATGTCTAAAATAAGACCACTAGTATTAATAGTGCTAGGACTTTGAAATGGATCAGCCATGGGTATTTCTCCTGAAGTACTCCGTCATAATTGCGGAGTATCTTTTGTAAATTTTATAAATTATATCAAGGGACACGTTGGAAGTCAAGAATTATTTTTTTATAGCTCAATGTAATATTGCGCTTTCTTTTCCTCTGTATCAAAGGAAGAGTTTTGATAATCCTCAAAATTGTGTTTGTGTAAAGTTTTTGGTCTTAAGCCTTCAAGCTCTTCTGTTCCAAGAGTTTCTGCTTTATTTCTTTGTGCTACATGAGCTATGGCAGGAGCCGTATCAACTACGGAAAACGATGTGGTTGGAAGTTGTAAATACTGATTTATAAACCAACCTAAAATTCCTTCAAATATTGTGTAGTATCCTTGACCCCGCTTTTGTGGATGAACAGCAAGATAATGAATATCTAATCCGTCGTGCTCTTGATTTTCTCTTGTATAAAAAGAAAACGAGCCAATTCCTACACACTCATGAGCTGCTGTACAAAGTACAAATACTTGTTTAAAAATAGAATCTCTAGGACCGTACGAATGTCCGTAAGAGTTGCTATAAGAAGTTTTAATATACCCCTCTACCATTGAGTAAGACCAACGACCGTTAGGCCAATCGCTAAGACACTCAAACATAAAAGTTGCATCATCTAGTGTTGCAGGACGAAGATACTCTCCCGATTGTTTAAATATTTTCATTTTATTGCCACCGTTGTTCCACCTACAGTAATGTAAGTAATTTTTGTTATATTTTCAATTCCGCTTTCCGTATGAGTAACAATAATATTATAAGAGACTGCGTCACCCCCATAATTATTGGCGCTAAATAAGTCATAAACACCTGTAGTACTACTATCCCACACGACTCTATTATTATCACTTCCAATACTTACTGTAAAATCTGCAGCAGTAGTTCCTGTTCCTGTAAACCCTTTCCAAAAAGAACGAACTTTATCAGTTTCGTAAGCAGTACTGGCCGACAGGCCATAGTCTACTATGTGAAGAAAATCAAAGGAAGCAATTTTTGTAGAGCCTTCAAAAAACTCTACAGTATTTTCAAGATACGTATCTCCATTTATGTCAAGGCTGTCATTTCCCAAACCCGCTGAATATGTTCGAGTAGAAGAATAAGCATATTGGTAAGCAGAGCTTCTTCTAGGAGCAGCTATACCGTCTGAGTTTTTGTTAAACGCTACTGTCTGACTGCCTCCTGTTGATATTACACTTCCTACCGATACAAAGGGAGTAATCTCTACATTACTTATAGAGTATTCTCCTCCGCTTCCCCAAGAAATATCTACAAACTGAGTAGCAGTAGGCTTATAAGATTCTTTTAGTAGCAGGTCCCCGTTTTTCAAGAAGCTTATCGTAGAGCCATCCCATATTAAATCTAGTGTATCTTCTGCTGTATAGGTTTGGGCGGGACTAAAGTCGATAAAGGTTCCCGAACTTTTAGCATATCTTAAAGCTCCAGTCGTAGGGGTCGCTGGCACCGCTGCCGCCATATAAAATCCATAATTTATATCACTATAGGAGCCACTTGTCGCGGGGCTATCGTTGATGCCAACAACGAAACCTTTATTAATTTGGTCAGGCTTAAATGATAGTTTTAAAGCTTCAGAAGAGCCTTGCTTTGAGTACCAACCTCCCCCCCAAAAATTTCCGCTACTATTATTAACAGAAATTTTTCTGCCTTGTACAGTAGTTGTATAGTCTGTACCTATGCCTGTACCTTGTATATCGGTAGCTTCATTACTAAAATCATCCTGGTCTGTGAATCCTGTACCGCCTGAGTCTACTGGAAGATTTCCTGATCCATCTGTACTATAATTAATGCTTGAATTGGTAATAGTTTCATTTGCAGCAATAGCAACCAATGTTTCTAGGGACTCTGCTCCTACCCCATTTTTTACTATTTTTGCTAAAAGTAAATCTTCAGAGGATTTAGGGGCTAAAGTTTGCTTAAAAAAATGTTGGTTGCTATACGGAGTGTCAAAGTCTTTTGTGCTAACAGTTTCAGTATACATTACAGTATCGCTCTCTATAGACTCTATTCTTGAGTACCAGGCATCGTCGGTAAAGGTTCCTGGAGTATTTACCGTAGAAAATTTTATAAGGTCTCCTACAGAATAGTCTGTAGTAAAAGAGGTTACGTTCTTACCCTCGACCTTATTGCTTCCAAGCAATATTTGAGCATTTCCTGAAGCTCTTGTAAGCCCCTTATTAGTATCTCCTAGTGGACTAAACCAGCTAAAACTTCCTTTTACTCCATTTCCTCCAAGGGCTGCTTGGGCATCGGAAAGATACCAAGTAGTATCTTTCTGTACTTCTACTGCTTTTAGCTCAGAAGCAGAGTGGTCATAGTATAAATAAGCAGTAGTATTTGGTATCATGCCAGAAAAGCTTACAGAACCCGTCTGAGTAATAGCAATAGCTTCTTTACTGGGATTTTGTATTAAAAGACCGCTTTCTATAGCTACAGCGCTAGAAGATAAAACAAAAGGCTTATTAGAAAGACCAAAAGTAGAAACTCTATCTTGCACAAACTTACTCAAAGTCTTTTCTTTCAGTAAGTTAATTTTTTGTTGTGCCCAAGGGCCAGAAAGCCCTGAAGAATTAGTGGCTCTTACAGAAAAAACATAAGTGCCGGGAGGAAGCCCCTTAAATCTATATGTGGTTATGTTTCCGTCAATGACATTAAATATTGGTGAAATTCCTTCTCCTTCTAGCTTCACTTCAAAGTTTCTTAGCCTATTATAAGTAGTTGTAATGCTTTCTCTGCTTTCTATAGTAGCTCCGGAGTCCCAAAAACAAGAAGGAGTTCCATAATACGCTCGTCTAATTCCTGTCAGTCTTACAGGGCTTGTCGCTTTGCCCGTATAACTAATATACTCTAGTTTTTGCTCTGAGCTTCGTATAGCTGCCACTCCTCCAGTTGCATAAAAGTCGGTCGTGTCTACAACTTGCAAGTCTGTAGGCTTAGAGTATTTCTTTAAAGACTGACCAATTGTGGTTGTACCTAAGATTTGTTCTGTAGGAGCTTTCTTTTCTGGAAATACCCATGACCCCACCGCAACAGAAGACAAGGGAGTATTTTCATCCTCTTCTCCAGAATCTGTATCTGTATTATCCACCAAAGCGTACCTAAGCCCTAGTTGGGAGGGCGCGGGAATATTAGTATCAAAAACATTGGGATCTCCAACGTTTATATTGTTTTTAGAGGGGTACCCATAGTCTACTAGAGAAAACTTAGCCGTGTCATACAGAGCACCTATTATGCTATATTCTTCATTATCAGATTCCTCTATAGACAAAACTCTATACTGCTTATAGTTTATAGTCTCTGAGCTTTCTGTGGCAGCGCCCCCATCTGTAGTTATTGCCCAGACAGAGTCTGGCTCAGGAATTGAAGTAAATGCGGGGGATACCTCAATACTTGAAGTAGGGGTGTTGTTTGGAGCCGTTGAAATTGATTTTGATTGAATATGCCCGTGCTCAGACCAGTATATAGCTACTCTATTTCCTGAATCATCTAATTTATCTGCTGCGCTTTCTTGACTAGTTATTCCGGTTACTAACTGCCCTTGAGTATATGCAATGGTGTCAATAGTTGCTGACGGTTGATTTAAGTATGCTGCACCCCCGGCAAAATATACATGTAGTACATAGCTGCTTCCCGTTTGAAGAGTAATATCTCTATCTAAAGGTACGGTGTCCGTGTCTCTAGTACCAGTATTTGATACGCGGCCACTAAACTGAATAAGATCTTTTTCTTGATCTTGAACGCTTATTATATCACCAGGAACTATAAAAGACCCGTTTGACCCTGTTTCAAACTTTATTATTTCGTTTTCTCTAGCATTTGTTTCTAAATACCACTTACCTGCTCTTATTGCTTGGCCCCGGCTTGTACATCCGAAAGCTACAATATCTTGGGTTAAAACTCTATTTTTTTCTACAATATTATCTAAGTTGTCGACGGTAACAACTTCTTTGCTATAAGATTTGTCTGGTTCGCTATAAGAGACATTGACTCTGTTTAACGATACTCTATCAGACTGACCCTCATAATTAAAAAGACCGTTTACAACATTTCCTTGAGTAAAAGTAAATACGCTTTCTTTTGGAGAATCTTGAACAGCTACTACTTGTCCATTTATCCAATACATAATACCTCTAAACACAGTTGCTAAGTCTTTTAAAACTTTATACGCTTCTTCTCCTGAGCTAAAGTAAACGTTACACGTAAAGCGTGGCTCTTGACCCCCCTCTCCGTCAGGTACAAGCTCATCGCAATACTGTGCAATCTGATAAAGAGAGTACTTATCTATAACATCTTTATCAATAAAATCCCCTAGCCCATATATAGGGTTGGTAAGAATATCATAAAATACCCAGGCAGGATTATTACAATAAACTTTTTTCTTGTTTACAGCAACCGTTGCAGTCTCTAAGTCTCCTCTAAAGTTGCCATCCCAAGTTTGTTCAGAAGACTCTGTAGTGCCGTTTGTAACGTTTCTCTTGTATAAAGAACGAAGACCGTCATTTTCTTCTCGAGTTATATAGTTTGTGGGCACAAGTATTTTTTTGCCCCTTATTAAATAAGTTCTATTTGGGGGGCTTCTAAAATCTTTAGCGCTATATGTGACGGCTGCATATGCTGATCCTCTATAATTTAATTTTTCTAGCACCTGTGCCTCTACTGCTTTTAGCGTAAGGTCCCTTTGTTGGTTATAATGCTCTACTTCCCCACTATCTCTGCCTGCTCTAGAAACTCTTATTTTCCAGTCAACGAAGGGCTGAAACTGTTCTACATTAAATCTAAATTCTTTTACATAAGGTTTTTTTGTCATACCTCTAATAGAGCCAGAAGATACGGGGTGGTTTTCTGAAGTTGGACTCTCTCTACCTATAACAGTAATCCAATCGCTGAGAGTGGATCCCGGTTTTTCGTACTGAAATTGTATTCGAATTTCAATTGTTTGAGTATATTCTCTACCAGTGTTTCCGCTGATGGAAACTAGAGAGGGTCCCGAAAAAAATAACTTAAATTTATCAATATCTTCTGCGTTCGCCCCTTGAAAATTGGTAGGGGTTATAATTACGGGGCTTTGGGTACCTCCTGCGAAATCATTAGTTTTATTTAAAACTTGTTCAAGAGAGTACAAATAGGACGCAGAAGAAGACTCAGAAGGAGTACTTAGATAGTCCTGAGTAGTGGTTCCTGTCATAAAATTTGCAGAAGAGCCCTTAAAGTTCCAGCTGTCTTCATTTACGGTCGAAGCTAAAAAGTTGGAGTCTAAAGTTATTCCGGAGCCTATCACAACAGGAGCGTTAGTAACAGCAGTTACTGCCGCATCCGACAGTGTTATAGTGTTAGACGTAATTGGAGCGCTAGTAGATGTAACTAAATTTATTGTAGCAGAGTAAGTTCCACCTACAGGAAGAGGTGAATTAAGAGTTGCTGCAGTATCACTCCCACGAGCTGCTATAAGAGAGGTAAAAATCTCTCCATTTTCCATCTCTATTTGAACTTGTGTTCCTTTTTGTGTTTGAGTTATAGGATCATTTGTCATAACCATACCGTCCTCAAAAAAAGCAGAACTCGCAGTAAGACGTTTACTATTATCATAACCTGTAAAAGTAATTCCTGATGCAGTTTTTCCTGCCCCCTCTATTATTACTCGTCTTCCTAGTGCCTGGTCATTTGTTTTTAAATTTCCAGTAATGGATAAGCTAGTACCTGCTTGCGACACAGTTCCTGTAAGTAGGTCATCATCTCCTCCTTGAGCTCCTTTTTCTTGATAACTTTCCTCATCCATCAAAGGAACATCGTTCAAAAATACACTAGCTGGGCCCTGTACTAGACCTTCTATTTCTCCTTCTGAAATTAAATCGTATACTATTGCATATTGTTCTTTAGTTAGGTTAGAACTAGAAGAGTCTACAGAAACGCTAGACTCATTGATACTATTTGTATCTCCGGTTTGCGCCTGTTGAGCCTGTCGTATCGTCTGCTGAATTTGTTCAAATATATTTGACATTATTAATTACTCCAAAACAACTTAAGCATAAATTTTTCCTACTGCTTCCATATAATTTGTCACCCAGGATTTATTTTTAGCGCTTACATAGTCCCACCCTAAAGTAGTAGGTTTTCCCGATATATAACTTACTGAAATAGGTCTTCCAGCTACTCTTAGCTCTCCGTAAGCTACAGGAACTACTTGACCCTCTCTTACGGAGTTGACTCCTCCTGAAAATAAATAACTATCTTGCTCTGCTCTATCGGTTTTAGGTTCTGGCATTAGCATTTCTTGAATTCCACCTAGTACTAAATTAATACCTAAACTCATTACAATCATGCCAGGCATGCTTAAAGTTGTCGCAGCTCCTGCCCCATTCGTTAAAAATCCTACCAAACCACCAGCAGCAGTTCCACCGGTGGCGGCGGCAACAGCCCACCCAACTGTTGCAAGAATAACAGCTCCTACTATAATTTTTCCTATGCCTTTTGCGCCCGCCGGAACAAGGGTTATTATAGTATCAGAACTAGAAAGGTTAAACTCCAGCTCTTTTTCTTCTAAAAAATCGGAGCCCTGCTGAATGGTAAAACTTACTCCTTTTTGAGCTAAGTCTCTTATATACTGTTTAAATCCCGGTCTTTGACACGCAATAAGATTAAATACGTCTCGTATTCGAGGAGCATTCATATCCCATTCTGCACCGAATTTTTCTCCAACTTCACCTACTAAGTAAACTTTCATGTTTTAATACTCTTGTTAAAAACTTTGCCCATAACGGGTATAATCCTTCTACTATTGAAAGGCGATTGTAGGAGTGGTGTAATATTTTACCATTTCCCAAGTAAATCGCACAATGATTTTCTACCGATGAACGCACCTTAAAAAGAAGTGCATTTCCTATTGATAAATCTTGAACTTCTTTAAAGCCAAATCTATCTACTTCTGCAAAATAATCTAAACCTTTGTTGTACCAGTCTGAATCCCTATCGGACCAAGTAACTGTCATATCATAGTGCATTTTATAATAGTCAGAGACAAGAGTAAGGCAGTCAAACTTTTCCCAAATATACGGCCTACCTTTTAAAGGTTTTACATGATTCCACTCGTTTTTTCTATTAAAGATTATGTAGTCTATATTATTAGCATCGCACTGTATTAAATCTTCTTTGCTTGCTTCTGTACTATAGTCTTGGTGACTATGCACTACTGCTAATATTTTTTGAGTAATTGCCGCTTTTGTATATTCTTTTGGGTTCATTACAAAAGTATCTTCTGTTTCAGATATATTTGTAATTGGAGTCCATATTTTTTTATTTTTCTTTAAACCTATTACTCCGCAGGACTCTTGAGGATAACAAGCTTCTCCATGCTCTAGTATGCTAGGCTTTAATTCCTGGAAATCCACCGAAAGGTAACTCCTTATCTCTAATTTTAAGTACGGATGTTCTATATGCCTCTGATCCAGGATTAGTAGATCTTGCACAATATCTTAATATACATCCTGTTAAGCTTTTTGAGCATTGGTCCGTATTAAACCACTTGTTAGAAGATAATGAGTGAGAGCCGCCCACTTCCGTAGTTTCTCTTACCTGATAAAGAGTACCCCCGCTCAAAGCAATCTCATTTCTTCGAGGGTCTGTATATGCTGTATAAGTTGTGAGTGCGTTATATGCAGCAGCTATTCTTACTCTTCTAAACGCCGGATTAGTATCTGAAGGCGTTCCTGGATCAGCATTAGTTGCCATAGCCTGCCAGTAGTCATATACCGTTCCAGGAGCAGACGTAGTTTTATCTGCATTTACTTTTCGTAAGTTTGTAGTATCCGCCGCTGTCTTATAAATCTTGTCTTGGTCTACGGCACCACTCGTATATTCAGTAATTGTAATAGTAGGTGGCGTAGTAGGTATTAAAAATATTGGCTCGTCGTCTTTATTAAAAGAGTGTGTGTGACCCGTCCCGGTTTCTTGGTCTACTAACTGTCTGTTTGTTGCCCAGGAGCACGCGCCTCTTCTATTTTGTATAGGTTTTGAGGACGCCGCCCCCTGATACTCCCAACTACACGCATTACCTAAAATAACTCTTTTAGGTAGTTGAATTCCTCCTACATCAAAAGGAGACGCTAGCTCAAATGTAACAGAAAGAATTGATTGATCTGAAATTCTATCTATGTAGTACATTTGTATGGGCATTTCTACGGGAGGACTGGAAGTATCCGTGTCGTATAAGTACTTTTCTAAAGTTCTTCTTCTATATATCTTTTTTCCAAGTAGGTCTTTGTTTGTTAGGTCACCCAAAGCACCTGAAAAAGTATCAAGAATGTTTGCTACTGTTAGTTTTGGTCGGGCACTTGGACCGTCTGATTTTTGAGAAAAACCTTCTCCAAGTATTGGCAACGCCTCATAAGTTCTTATTGTTGCAGGAGTAACTCTATCTCTAAATTTTACGGTATCTAAGTCAGAGTCAAGGCCCGAAAAAAAGTAGGCACTAGTAGAGGACGAGAGTTCTATTTCCCACAGCTCTACAGCCGCGTCAACGCTCTGCTTTTGTAAGTCTTCATTTAAATCATCTACAGTGGCCATTATGCTTCGTACACTCTTCTTAAACTAACGGATAAACTTTTTGTAGACGTGTTTACCGCTGTTACGCTCCATGACTCACAAACGACTTTTATGTCAAGCTCACTACCCGCAGCATTTGTATCTTCAATAGTATATAAAAGGGAAGTAACCCCGTTGAGACTTTCGAAAAAAGTATTTAAGTCGTCTATTTCAGTGTTAGGTCTATTTACAAAAGCTAAAGAGTATGTTTCTTCAATATTATTTATTCCAACTACTTTTCTTTGTTCATACCCATCTCCGAACTTAGTAACCCTTACTCTGGGAGTTCGTTCTCTACCAAAATTTCTGTCGGGAACTACAGGAGCACTAAATCCTGTTATATTTCCTCCAGCTGATGTTTTTAAGCCAATAGCCATTATCTTGCTGCTCCATACGGACTAAGAATCCCGCCCGGTCGTTGTTGTTCTTGTAGCTCTCTCTGCACAGCACCCGCAATAAGCTTTCCTAGTTGCGAAGAGTTTGTCCCCTGGGACTCTTCTTGAGACTGTTTTGAAGTGCCCTCTCCCATAGCTACGTTTACAACAACACTATTATTGCTTGTAGCTTGACTATTATTCATTTCTACGGGTATAGATTTTCCGTTGGGCAAGGGCACAACTGCTTCTGTTCCATGTAAAATTGCAGGGTATCCTGCTTGGCTTCCTCTTGCAATTCCTCCCGTGGAATATCCTCCTGGCTCCGCAATACCCCCGTACCGAAATAGGCCTGCACTTAGGTTGCCAGGATCTGTATTTATCCCCGGACCGAGATCTCCTACTCCGGCAACAAGATTTTGTCCTTGCGCACCGCCAGAGCTAAGTGCGGGCATCGCCAGTCCAAAAATAGACATTAAAATTCTAGCAGCCAACATCTGTGAGATCATTTGAGCAAGCATTTTTAGTATACCTGTTGCCATATCACCAAAAGCTTGTTTTACAGATTTTGTTCCAGTTATTAAGCCTTCGAAACCTGCAGCCATGCCCTGTTGCAAACTACTTCTGAGACCTTCTTGCAACTCAATCATTTCGTTCATAGCGTGCTGCTCTTCTACTTGGGCCTTTAAAAAACCTAAAGTTTGTTGATCTATAGGTATGCCTTTTTGCTTATACTCCAAGACTTTTTGGTTAAAAGCATCCTGCATTGGATTTAAGCTAAATTGTTCTCGTCTAAATCGTATTAGCTCACTTTCTGCGAGTACTTGATTTTTTAATGCCTGTTCTTGGTTTTTAAGTATCTCGTACTCTAAGACAGCTAGATTAAAGGAGTTTTGAGCAGTCTGGTATCTTTCCTGTGCCTGTATGAGGGCTGCTTGCTCTATCTTATTGTTTTTTGCCTGTTCTTGGGCTCGTTCTAAATTTGTAGCAGCATTGTTCCTTTCAGTTAAAGACGAACCTAGCTTTCCGGCACTTACGGTAATATCTGCATCTCTTTGAGCTGCTGCTTGTTCAAACCCAAATACTCCTGGAGCAATTCCTGCCTGTATTCGTTTTTGCTCAAGCAAAAGTCTGTTTAATTTTTCTGTGTTTGATAACTCTTTTTCTTTTTGTTGATTTAGAGTTTTTTGATATTCTAGTTTTTCGTCTTCTATTGCTCTTGATTCAACATTTAACCTATTAGTATTTTCTATTATTCGTTTTTTAGCCTGGGCCGCCTCTACCGAAGCTTGAGCTGTATCTAGTTCAGACTGTGTAGCATTCCTCTCTGAAACCTTTAAAGCTTCTTGCGCGGCTTTGGCAGATACTACCGCTTCTTCTGCCTTTAAAAGTTTTATTTTATCTGATGTTTCTTGTAGTGCTAGATTTGTTCTTTTTTGGTCTATAGTTATTCCTAGAGTTTTTTTCTGTGAAATCTCTTCTTCTAATGTTAAGCGTTTTTCTTGGCTTGATATAAGTTTGGTATTAGCGTTTTCGAATACTGTTTGTTGCTTGTTCTGTATTCGGAGCAGTTTTTCGGATTCTTCCAGCTCCAATCTTTGTGTGTCCAAATTCTCTTGAGCTTGCTCACTTTCTGCTTGCGCATTTAGCAACTTTTTTTCCGATAATGCTATTGTCTTTTTAAGACCTGCTATTAGGGACTTCTGACCGCCCCTTCGACTCTCTAGTTTTTGCACCTCCTGTAGCTGAGTTCTTTGAGTTCCTAGAGCAGTTGCTACTTCTGTTATCGCATTGACGGATTCGGTTGCTTCTGTGGCTGCTATATCGGCTGCCCTTCGCTTTATTTCTATCCCTTTTTGGGACTCCAAGTTAGTTTTCTTATAAGACTCTACTAAATTAGATAGCGCTGTAGTTTGAGACGTTCCTGCAACCTTGTTTAAAGCATCTTGAGTTTGTTGGTAGGAGTCATTAAATCTTTGTAAAGCTTGACTTCCTTCTATGTACTTATTACTTAATAATATTAGCTCTTTACGCTGCTCTCCTGTCAGCTCTTTACCTTCTCTAAAGTCTTCCGTTAACTTTGAAAATTCTGGGTCTATCTTGGATAGCCTCACTATTGTATCTTCTAGGTTCTCTAGACTTATTTTAGCTCTTTCCGGGTCCTTACTTTTTAAAGACTGGTAAATATCAATATTTTTCAGTAAATCAGCACTATTTACTACATTTCCAAGTCCTATTGCAAAATCATCTAAAGAAATTCTTTGGGTTTTTAAAACATCTTCTGAAGCTTCTATTTCTTCATTTAGTAGCTTTAATTTAGCGTCAAAGTCCTTTGCGGCTTTTGCAGTTTTTTTCTCTTCTTCGGTTAACTCTCTCATGGGATCTATCACATTTTTAATTCCCTCAAATGCAAGCAGTGCTATACCGAGATAAGGAACAAGTCTTAGTAAGCTCGTAAGAGCTTTTCCTAAAAGCTTCATACTTCCAAGAAGCCTACCACTTTCGGTATAAGTTCCGCTTATACTAGCTCCCACTTGGGCGCCCCACTTTTTGAACCCCGTGGAGGTCTCTGCTAGCATAAGCTGCTGGTTTGTTTGCATAGTCCTTATGTAGTTTAGAACCTGATCTCTTGTATTTTTGGTAACGTTTAGCACGGTGGAGTTTGCAGCCCTTGCCGACTTTTCTAATTGCTTAAAATCGCTGCTCGAAAGTGGTGCTCCTCTTAACAACCTGTCTCCCAGATTTGACCCAGACTTTGCCAGACCTCTAAGGCTCTTTTCTGCGGTACCCGCTGCTTCCGATATAGTCGTTAATTTAGGACCTGCTGGTGTAAGAGATTTAAGTATACCTGACCCTAAAAACCCTAAAGACGCTATAAGAGCTGTTGTGTTACTTGCTAAAAAATCAAAAAAGGGCGCAAGGTTACCACTTACTGTAAGCTGTAAAGATTCTAATAAGCGATCAAAACTTGTTTTGAGTCTATTTATTGCTTGTCCTGACTTATCCGCTTTATCTGCAACATCTCCAAACTTTCTTTCTGCTTGCTCAAGAACTTCATTTGCTACTGCTTGAGACCTTTCAAAAGCAGATAACTCTGAAGCGGCTTTACCTATAGAATCAGCATATTTTTCTGTTGCTGGCTTTAATCGAAGTATAATACCTAGTTCGTCTAAAAGTTCTGGTTCTGCTTTTGTAACACCTCTTATTAACCTGTTAAATGAATCTGTTAAGTCTCGTCCAAGAACTAAAGAAGTATCTGCCGCTGCTTTGCCTAGTCTAGTTAATTGGTCAGGGCTAAGGCCTGAAGCAGTACCTATTGCTGCTGCAGAGGCTGCTTCCTTGTAAGATAGTTGTGCCCCTGTTGCATCTTTAATAGAATTACTTATAGTTTTATAAGCTACTCCAGTACTTATAGCTAAGGCTTCTTGTCCTGCTACTAAATTGGCAGTATCTGCTGCTTTACTAAAAAACTCAAAGACTGCTGTAATTGCAAAAATATTGGCTGCAAGAGTAGCATAGGCGGGAACAAGACCTCCTGATATTGAAGAGGACATGTTTGCAAAGTTTTTAGCACCAGAAGCAGCAGTTTTGTTGATACCCCGCTGCGATTTATTTGTTTTGTCAGTGTTTTCTTTTAGTTCTTTTTGTTTTTTGGAATTTTTTTCTGTCGAGCCAGCTAATCCATCTAGCTGGTTGCCTAAAGCTTTAGAACTAATAGCAACTTTTTTGGTGGTGCCTTTGTCATCAACTACAACATCAATATATACTTTATTTTTAGCCATTAGCCTGTTACATTATGAGTGAAGTTTTTTCCACTGCTTGCTTTTTGCTTTCGCTCTTCAGCTTTTCGTTTTCTTTCCGCTTCTTCGCTTTTGGCGTTTACAACTAAAATTTCATACATTTTCATGAAGTAGACCACAATTGGGCGGTCTTCTACTTCATATGTATCTAATAAAAAGTCGACACAAGACCAATCTTTTCCAAGATAACTTCCTGACATTCCCTCCCACCTATCTGATAATAAATCAAATATAAAAAATGCCACTTGTACTTCGACAGGAAACGCAGAAGTCTCTAGCGGCATTTTTTCAGGGTCTGGTTCTTTACCTAGCTGTTCGCACATTGATAGGTATTTTTTAACATCTATGGAAGATGCGGACTCAGCTATTTTTCTTTCAAGTAGCTTTTGTACTTCCGCTACTTGTTTCCAGTAAAATTTTCTAAATCACCAACGCACTCAGTTACCCAAGAATCAAAGGAAGTTGCATTTTTCATAAGAAGTTCTGCATTATCCGAGGTATGGGGCAGCTCATCTTCGGGGTCCAAACCTGATATATCCACTAATAGAAGCTCTTCTAAGTATTTATATTTGAGTCCAGACCAATTTTTGATTACGGCTTTGCAATATTCTGTTAAAAACTTTTCGTCATTTATCTCTTCTTCTGGCTGATGAGTCTTTTTATTAAACTTTGTGGTTAAACACCTTTTACGCAATTTTAAAAGCTCTTCTCGTGCGAGATATGTTAGATCTACAGACATTCCGTCATATCCGGGAAAGTCTACTGTAACTGTTTTACTTGGAGTCATAAGACTCGCTAGAGAGACGGGGCTATCGGTCATTTGTTTTCCTTTTAACTGTTCTAATTTAGTATCAACCATAGCCTATATTATATGCGAGCAGAGGAAGAAAGTCAAGAAGTATTTTTGAGAGGTTAAAAATAAAAAAACCCGCCGAAGCGGGTTTTTGTAAGTGAGTATAAAACTATACTCCGTATATCTCCAAGTTAAACTCATCAACCGTATCAAAGTCGTCTGTATACGCTCCGAAGTTGGTTTCAAGAGAAATAACGTCTTCAATAGAGTGAGTCGGTACATCGATATGGGTCTTTGGAAAGTTCATAAATATTCTAGGACCGGTGGAAGCTCCCCCAACCTTGAACGTTACGTTAAAATTATTTACAACTTTTGTCAGACCTTTTAATGGGTCAACCAGATCACTAAAGAAATCCGCGGATGCTCCAGTATTTCCTTCTAGATTATCAAATGTCAAGTAGCAAGTAAAGTTTCCACCAATACCCCTAGCACCCGTTACAGCATCCAAAGGCTTATTAATTGTTCCCAATTCTTCTGGTACTAAGTAATTAATATTGTTACTAATTGTAACGTTACCCCCGGTTAGGGTAAAGTTATAAATGCCCGTGCTTACAGTACCTGAATTAGCGGTATACGTTCCTGCTAGGGTAATTGCGGAGCCCCCTGCTGTTGCAGATACTTTAAAAGTAGTGGTGGTTACTGCCACCACATGGAGAAGGGTATTGTAAGAAGTAGCATTAGTAGCTCCCGCCACTCCGTTTATATCTACTCTATCACCCACTTTCAAGCCATGAGCCGTTGTCCCCGTAGTTAATGTATCCGTAGTAATTGAGCTAATTGTAAGAGCCTTCCCTTCCATTACATCTGGGTTTTGTCCTCTAACCTCTAACTGAGTAATTCTATTTCGTATAAAGTTATTCGTCGATGTAACACCTGTATTGTAAGCAAAGTGTCCTGCGTTAGAGTCATCCACTACGCCCAATAATAAGTCATTGTTGGGGTCTAAAACTACATCACCAACTGCAGTGCTACTAAAGTCTGACTGTAGCTTTACTTTATCGGTCGACAGAAGGTCTGTCACTTCTTTTGCAAAGCCTGACCAATTTGCCGTAGCAATACCGTCAATATCAAAATCTACAGAACACTCATTTACAACAGCTTTATCAAGCTTATATACCATTGGGCTTGCAGTATCCGTCTCAAATACGAAGTAAAGCGCAATTTCTGGCAGTGCAGATCTGTTTGATTCTCCGAAAGACAAAAGACCTCCGACTGATGTTGGTCCTGAGGGCAATGACCCTCCTAGAGCGTCTAAAACTATACCACTAGCGGTTGCTTTATCGCCGCTGTTTCGTGTAAAGTCTCCGTTTTCAGAGGCTCCAGCACCTGCATGTAAATCTGCTCCAGCCATTGCAGCCCAAAGAACTTCATCAACTAAGTGATGTTCAGTGGTATTTTTTAGTGTTGGACGAATATACGTGCTAAAAGACCACTCTGCCGGGGCAAGAGAGTCCGTAAAAAGACGACGACCCCTTCGGCTAACGCCTCCAGTACTTTCCATCTCATTTAGGCCAATTTCTGATTGGTTTGTTGCCTGCGAAAAGCTAAATCCATCTAGCACAGGTATTTCCCATACTCCTTGAAAGGCTCCCGCCACACTTGTTAGTTGGACGTAAAGTTTTGCGTCTCTACTAAAATATAATTTATCTGCCATAGTTTTCTCCTATGAACTTTGAAAAGACTTGAACGTGAACGTTTGTTCTTGTCAGTCGTTTCTAATAACGAACCTCGATCTCCATTTCGGCGACTCCAAGAGGTTCCAATACTCCTTCGTCAGTACTAATACTAACTATAGAAATTTGCTGTGTTAGTTGTGACACAGAGGTATTATCTGTATACTCTAGCTGTGCGTTACTTTCTATTACTGTCTCTACGTCCTCTAATAGCTTTGCTAGCGCTTCTTGAGCATCTTCTTCATTTACATAGCATCTTACAGTAATATTTAAAAATCTATCTTTATAGCCTCCGCCTTGGTAGTCTCTTGTCTCACTTCCCGCATTTAAATGAATTGCAGGAAAGTCTTCAACTTCATCCCAAAATTTTAGTCGGGGCTCTACGTTATTATATACATTCGTTAAAAAAGCTCCCGTACCATTTATAGTCT